CAGACTGAGGGCCGCTGCGCCGCGGCCGATTCGTTTCCACTCGCTCTCTGCTGCGGCCCGGGCGTCGGTCTCGCGGCCGTAGGTCTGACGAAGCGTTTTCAGGTTATCCGCCTCGCCGACAATGATCTCCCGCCGTTCTGCCCCAGCGATATCCTGCCAATGAGCGCGCACGCCGCTGTACTGGTTGCGGTCCGTCTCGGTGTAGCGGTGGCGGTCGCCGTCGCCCCGGGTGATGGTGATGGCCGGAATGGGTAGCCCGGTGGCGGTCGCGCCTTCGCCGGCGGGGATGAACAGCAGCCGGCCGGCCTTCACGGTGGCGATGGCGTCGAAGCGCTCGGCCAGGCGGCTCAGAAACGAGATGTCGGATTCGTTGGTCTGGTCAATGTGCTCGAGGCGGACGCCGGCGAGTTGCTCGCCGACCAGGGGCTTGAGTGTGTGTCGCGAGGCGATGGAGCGCACGACTGCATCGATGCTGACCCGGTGCCACGACTCGGTCCGTTTGGCTGCCAGGTTGCCGCGGAGGTCGGCGCTGCGGGCACCGATGCGCAGTACGTCGGGGGTTCCGCTGTGCTCGACCTCGTCGACGATGAATGTGCCCCGGTCGACGAGGCCTTCATCCTGCCAGCCGATGGCGACCGAGAGTTCGACGCCCGTGCGCGGAAGGGCGAGGCGGCCGTCGTGGTCGCTCAGAGTGAGGTCGAGTTGATCGGCTTCCATGCCGCGGCGGTCGGTAAGGGTGAGCTGCTCGAGCCGGCCGTCGAGGGCCGGCGTGATGTTTCGGCCGCCGAGCGTGATTCGGTAGCCGGGCCGAGGGGAGGCTCTGCGCGATGGCATCAGGGCATGCTCCCCACGAGATCGATGCGGTCGTCGTCGACGCGGTCGAGGCTCAGGGCGAACTCGATTTTCCGCGGGACGCCGTCGCGAAAGAAGACCGTGCTGATCTCGCTCACGGACTGCACGGTCCAGAGGCCGTAGATACGGCCATTGCCTTCCACCAGCGGCCAGGCCTTCCCTTGGTCGCCCATCTCCCGCAGCCGGTCGAGCGTTGCGCGGCCGCCGGTGAGCTCCGGCAGCAGGGTGCCGGAAAGCGTGATCGAGTCGCTGCCGGGACCGACGTACTGCGATGCCGGCCGCCGACCGACCCGTGAATGGACCGCGTGGCGCCACTCGGTCTGGCGTCGGAAATCCTGGTACGCGGCGCCGCGCAGCTCGAAGACGAAATCGCCGAGGGCCATCATCATGGTCGCTTACTCCAGGTCGTAGAGGCTCGACCGCCGGCGGGCCGCTTTCTCGTGCTCGTGCTCGGCAATCAGGCGCTGGACCTCGCGCGCGATCGCGCGCTCGTCCATGCCGGGTGCGGCATAGACGTTGATGGTGAAGTTGCCGCCGGACTGCGGTGCGGACGCGGCCGGCGCCGACACGGCCGGGCGCGTGTCGATGGGAACGTCGGCGGCGGCCGGCCCAGCTGCGGCACCCACGCCGAGCGTGGCGGCAGCCGCTGCCTTTCGGGCGGTTCGGGCGGCGCTGCGAATCTTGGCGTTGGCCTCATCGTCGCCGCCGAACAGTGCATCCCAGGCGGCGCCGAGGGCATCCTTGATGGCCTGTACCGGCGACAGGAACTTGTCGCTGATCCAGCTGAGCGCCTTGCCGAGCGTGGCCATAATGTTTTCGCTCAGGCCGGAGAACCAACCGGTGATCGCGCCCCAGCTGTCGGTGATCAAGCCGAGTGGGCTCCAGGAGAGCAGGGCCTTTATCCCTGACCAGGCACTGGTGAACACGCCTTTCACCCACGCCCACAGCTGCTGGAAGTACGGGCCGATGACGTCCCACTTGGCGATGATGAGGCCGACACCGGCGGTGATGACGCCGATAGCAAGGCCGATCGGGTTCGCCATCATGGCGACGCCCATCGCGCGGACCCCGGCGATCACTGCCGGCACCGCCCGCGCCGCGAAGCCGAGCAAGCCGGCGCCCAAAGCATGGATTCCCGCCAGCAGCGCGCCGCTTCGGAGCCCGAACAGCACCATCCCGTAGCGGACGAGCGCCATCGGCCCAAGCATGGAGGCGAGCGTTAGGGTCAGCACGCCGCCGGCCGTGACCACGGCGGCGAGCACTGCGGCGGCCTTCGCCAGCGTCGCCGTCAGCTCCGGATTCGCCTTCATCCATTCGCCGAGGCCGCGCACGATTTCGGTGACACTCTGGATCAGGCCGCGCAGTGCGCCGTTGTTCGTGTCGGTGAGGGTGATGCCGATCTCCTCCCACGCTGAACTCAGGCCGTCGAGATCGCCCTTGATGTTGTTGGCCATGATGGCGGCCGTGCGAGCGTTGGCGCCGGCGGCGTCGCCGAGGACCTCTGAGAACTGCGTGATGCCCTTGGTGCCCTGCCGCTGAAGAAGCTCCATCACCCCGGCGATCGCCTCCTCGCCGAAGATGGCTTTCAAGTAATCCGCCTGCGTTGCGGTGCCCATCTCTTCCGTGGCCCGGGCGAGATCGGCCAGGATCGCCGGCATCGCACGCAGGTTGCCCTGCGCATCGGCGGTCTGGATTCCCAGCTCCTTGAGCATCGCGGCCGCGGTGCTGGTGGGCGCGGCGACGCGCAGCATCATGGCGCGCAGCGTCGTGCCGGCCTGCTCCCCCTGGATGCCGACGTTGCCGAGCAAACCGGCCATCGCTGCCGACTCCTCGAGGGAGATGCCGAACTGCTTCGCGACGGGCCCCATGTATTTCATGGTGTTCCCGAGCATCTCGAGGTTCACATTGGCGCGCGTCGTCGTTGCGGTGAGCACGTCGCCGACGCGGCCCATCTGTGCCGGATCGAGGCCGTAGGCGCTGAGGATGTTGGAGGAGATGTCAGCGGTACGCCCGAGGTCCATGCGGTTCGCCTTCGCCAGGTCGAGCACGCCGGGCAGGGCGGCGAGTATCGCTTCGGCATCGAACCCGGCGCGGGCGAGGAACTCCTGCCCCTGCGCGGCCTGGGTCGCTGAGAAGCTGGTGGAGTCGCCAAGATCGCGGGCCTGGGCTTTCAGCGCCTGGAATCGGGGGTCGGATCTCTCCAGGCGCATGACGGCTTGCACGGCCGACATCTGCGCACCGAACTCAACGCCCGGTCGGAGCATGCTCCCCATGCCGAACAGCGCGACGCCACCGCCTGCGGCGGCCGTGGCTCCGCCGGCGGCAAGCCGGCCGGCGCGGTCACGCTGGCGCTGCAGCTGATCGGCGGCACGGGCAGCCCGTCGCTGCTGCTCGGCGAGCTGCCGGAGCTTCGCCTTTTGCTCGTCGAGCTCGCGGTTGGCGCCGGCGACTCGCCGCGCGAGCTGCTGTTCCGCGCGGGCGAAGGCGGTGGTGGCGTTGTCGCCTCGAGTGAGCTGCGTGACCAGGCCGCTGGCGATATTGCCGCTCGCCCGCATGGCGCGCTGGGCTTTCTCCAGTGCTTCGGTCTGTTGCCGGGTTGCCTCCTTCAGCCGACGGGCCTTGCGGATGGCGGCGTCGCGGCGCTGATTCAGGCGCCTGGTGGGGCCTTCGGTGTTTTTGATTTCCCGGGTGAGCTGCTCGACGCGGGCCTGCTGCTCGCGCAGCGCGCTGCTGGTCTTTTCGGACTGGTGCTGCAGGCGCTGGAACCCGCGCAGGTCCTTCTGGGCGCGCTCGAGGTCACGCAGCTGCTCGCGGGAGGCCTTCAGGGCGCGGGCGGTGTCGCCCGAGCCCTGGGTGATCTTCTTCAGCGGAGCGGTGGCCCGGTCTACCGCTTTCAGCAGTACCTCGAGCTTGAGATCGCGGGCCATCGGCTCCTCACTTCCGGTCGGGGCTGATGCGCCGGCGTGCGCGTTCGCGCCACTGCATCAGCTCGGTCAGGCTCATGTCGGCCATGTCCGCGGGCCGCCAGTGAAAGGCGACGGCGAGGTCGGCCATGGCATCCTCGACGTGGTCCGGGAGCCCTAGATCTCCCCCTTCGCGCGCTTCGTCAGCAAAAAACCGGCGACGGCGCCTCCGATCTGCACCAGGTCGGCGGGGTCCAGCTTGCGGACCTCGTCCGTGGTGAGGCTCGGCTGGCTGATTCTCGGCACGACGGCGGTGAGGGCGTCGACGTCCATCTGCAGCAACGCAGACAGCGCGGTGCCGCGCAGCTCGCCGGCGGCGGGCTTGCGCAGCTCGATCTCGGTGATGGTCTGCTCGCCGCGTTTCACCGGGGTCTCGAGCTGGACGGTCTCGTTCGGGCTCTTGCTCATGGGTCAGTGCTCTCCGCTTCGGGTTACAGGCCGATGTTCTGGCGGTGCTGGGCGAGGCGGTCCTCGCCGCGGACGCGGAACACCAGGCCGGGGACGTCGACCTCGATCACCTCCTCGCCATCGATGAGCAGCTTGTAGTAGCTGCAGGTGGTGGTGACGGCGTGCTCGGTGTCGGAACCCGCTTCGGCATCGCCCATCTCGATCTGCTGGTGGCGGCCGCGCACGACGACCTCGACGGCCACGGCGTCGCCCGTGTCGTCACGCTGGTAGCTGCCGACGAAGCGCAGCATGTGGCCGTCGATCTGGGCCGCGCCGAAGCCGTCGAACATGGCGTCGATGAGCCCGCCGGCGGTCCAGGAGAATTCGATCTTTTCCTGGCCGAGGTCGATATCGACCGGTGCGTCCATGCCGCCGCCGCGGTATTCCTCCATGGTGCGCGCGAGCGTTGGCAGGGTGAGCGACTTGATCTGGCCCTGCCAGTTGTTGCCGTCGCCGAAGAGGTTGAAGTGCTTGAGCTTCTTGGGGAGCGCCATCGGGAGTCCTCCTTACGCGGCGACGCGGGCGGCGAAGTCGACCAGGTAGCGGTCGGTGATGCGCTGCTGGAACAGCAGATTCTCCAGCGGCGGCACGGGGGTGTAGTCGTAGTCGATGTACAGCTTGCCGGCCTTCAGCGTCTCCTTGCTGTTCACCTCCTCGTTGAACCAGGCGACGCCATCGATGATGTAGCCCAGCGCCGTGAGCTCGCGGAACTTGGCGTTGATGCCCTCGATGATGTCGCGCACCAGGGAGGGGTGCAGCGGCTTGTCCACGGCCCAGAGATGGGCCTCCGCCATCGTGTCGGCGAGCACCTGCGCGGTGCGGGTGTAGTTCTCGAACGCGAACAGAGGGTCGATGCTGCACGTGCGCGATCCCCAGAAGCGGTAGCCGCCCTGGTTGATCAGCGTCGTCACCTCGGCGGCGTTGAGATAGCCGGCATCCGTGCCGGGATCCTGCAGATCCCAGAACACGTCCTTGCTGATGCCGGTGACGCCGTTGACCGGCACGTTCGAGAGGGTCTTGTGCCAGCCGACCTCCTGGTCGAGCTTTGCGCGCAGGCCCAGCGCCCGGGCCACGGCGGAGACGTTGCGGGTGCTCGCCGTGGCCACGTCGAATGCGACGAAGTCCGGCCAGATGATCATGAGCTCGCGCGCGCCGAAGTTCTCGCGGTACATCGCCGCGTCTTCCTTGGTGGCGCTGTCGCCGGCGGAGGCGTAGACGAAGGCCCGCAGCTTCTGGGCGACCCCGATGAGCTCGCTGGTGACGTCGACGTCGTCCAGCTCCGGCACGCCAAGGATGCGCGGCTTGACCCCGAAGCGCTGCTCCGCGACCAGCAGCGCCTGCATGCCGGTCTTCTTGCCGCTGGCGTCGACCGTGCCGATGACGTTGGCCTTGGTTTCCTCCGGTGTGGCGCCTTCCTCGACGCGCACGACGACGGTGACGGCCTTGGTCTGGTCCGCGATGGCGTCGAGCGACCGCGCGAGGGTGCCTTCCGTGCCGGCGTTGCCGATGGCACCGTAGATGTCGGTGACCAGCACCGGGGTGTCCAGCGGGAACGGCTCGTCCGCGCCGTCCTCGAGATTCGTGTAGCCGATAGTGCCGACGACGCCGAGGCCGGTTTCATCGGCCGGGACGGCGGCGCTCACCAGGGCCGAGGCGCCGGGATCCGCGTTCACCGCGGTGGCGATGTCGTCGGCGGTGCTGATGATCTCGCCGTCGAGTCCGGTGCCCAGGCTGACGGTGATGTCGTTCCCCGCCACCGTGATGGCCAGAGCCTGCGACACTGCGGCCGGATCGACATAGCGCACCCGGATCTGATTGCCAGCCGCGCCGGCGGTCTGCGCCGTGTAGACGACGCTGGAATTCGCTGCCGCGAAGGAGATCGTGGTTGCGGCGGCAATGGCCGCTGCAGTTGCAGGGGCCGTGGCCACCAGGCCGATCACGGCGGTGGAAACCGTGCGGATCGGTCGGGTGCCCTCGTTGATCTCGATGACGCGGACGCCGTGATGGTAATCGTTAGGCATGTGCTGCTCCTGCGCAGGTGGTCAGCGGGGCGTGAAATCACGGCCCCATGCTGACGCGCGCGCGGAGCGGGGTGCAGTTGCGGGAGGTGTAAGCGCGCGGCGTTACACCGCGCTCTCGGGCGTGCATAGGTCCCGGCCTTTGGATATGGTTCGCCGCGATGCGATTCTTCGGTTTGAGTGATGGGGGTGCCGTGTCCGACGAATTCAACGCGACCATCGAGTACGGCCGAATGGCGATTCGGTCGGCCTTTCTCATGAACGGGGCCGCAGCAATCGCGGTTCTGGGGTTTGCTGGGACGCTGCTCGACAATGGGCACGGTGGAGCGCTCGTAATGCTCGCGCGCTCCCTGATGGCGTACGCCACCGGCGTAGTAGCAACTACTGCGTGCGTCGCACTGGCGTATTTCTCTCAAGGGGATTACGCCCACAAGAATCAGCCTCGGGCCGAACGGCTTCGGTGGTGTGCCATCGGAGTGTTCTCACTTGCGATCGGCTTGTTCGTGGCAGGCTGTTGGTTCGCTCGCGAGGCGATAGTCTCAGGTATTACCTGAGACTCGTTGCAGGTCCTCGGTCAAACATTGCTGGTTGCGCACCAGCAGCTCGCGCGCCTGAACCCCCCGGCCACCGCCCACCGTATGGCGCAGCCCAACCGATTCGATGTGTAGTCCCTCGAAGCACCGTCGGATGTCGGGGTGGTCGTTGATGGAGATCATCACTGCGCCCTTGGCGTCATGCGCCAGCCGGGCCATCTCTTCGTACTGGTCCCAGCCGAATTCCTGCCCGTAGCCCGCGGTGCCCCAGTAGGGCGGATCCAGGTAGTGGAGCGTATGCGGCCGGTCGTACCGGCGGACGATCTCCTGCCATGGCAGGGACTCCACGAGCGTGCGGTGTAGCCGGAGGTGCGCCTGGCTGAGATCTTCCTCAATGCGCAGCAGGTTGAGCCGCGGGGGACTGGTCGTGGAGGTGCCGAAGGATCGACCTTCCACCTTGCCGCCGAACGAAAGCCGCTGCAGGTAGTAGAACCGCGCGGCCCGCTGAATGTCCGTCAACGTCTCGGGAAGCTTCGCCCGTTCCCACTCCCAGAGCTTCCGGCTGCTCAGCGCCCATTTGAATTGGCGGACAAACTCCTCGAGGTGGTGCTGGATGACGCGGTAGAGGTTGATCAATTCGCCGTTCAGGTCGTTGAGCACTTCAACCTTGGCCGGCGTCTTGGCGAAGAACACGGCGGCGCCGCCAGCGAAGGCCTCCACGTAGCACGTGTGGGCCGGCATGCGTTTCAGAATGAAGGGCGCAAGCCGGCGCTTGCCGCCCATCCATTGGATGATCGGATGATGCTGTTCCATGTGAGCCTGCCTCGTTCTGGTTGGTGTGCTAGGCTCCCCGCGCTGCGTGCACGCGGCAGGGGGCCGTCGCTCGGCTCACAGTGCTAGCCCACTGTGGGTTGGGGGCCGAGGGGTGCGCCAACACCGCCTCGGTCGCCTCCTTCTCCCATCGCCCGCAAACGGGGCGACAACAACAAATCGCGCGGCGTGATCCGCCACAGATCCTGTGCCCGCAGCAGCGGGCAACCCGCCTGCTCGAAACACCACGCGATGAATTCGCTGCAGAACCAGGCGTCTTGGTCCTGCCAGTCCCGGCGCAGTCCCCAGCCGAAGATGCCGGCCCAGTCGTAGGGGCGGTCGCGCTGGCTGAGCGCGGCCTCGAAGACGGCGTCCGGCGCGTCCACCTGGAATCGTTTGCTGCCGGTTGCCGAAACGGGTGGGCGTATGGAGACGCCGCTGTCCGGCGTCGCGCCGAGCAGCCATCCGCCGGGCAGTACGAGGTCGACGTGGGAGTACGGCGACCAGGTGGCCCAGCGGATGAGCTGGCTCGCCCAGGTGTCGGTGGTGGAGAACTGCAGGGTGATCATCAGGCCGGCTTGAGCGCATCGAGTTGATCGATGTACGCCTTGGCCGTGGCCTCGATGTCGGCGTCGGCTGCAGCATCGACGGCCGCTTTGCCCAGCAGCCGGATAGCCCGGATCTGATCGAGCAGCCCTCGCCACTGCTGTGCGGTTGCGAGAATGTCGTCGGCCGCGGCCTGCGGCGTCATGCCGGCGGCATCGGCCCAGCTCTGTACCGCCGGCGGCACATCGGCGTCGGGATAGCCGGCGGTGGCATAGGCCTGGGCCTCGGTTTCGGCCTGCACGTACTCGGCGTCGATCAGTGCGCCCGGGCTGACGTACCGCTGGCGGGCAGCGCCGGCGGCGCGATCAATATCCGCCTGCGCAGCGGTGCGGCGCTCGGAGGTCGGTCGTAGTGGGCGCTCGCTCAAATACCCCGCCGGCGGCTCAACCCCCAGCTCCTCGATCCGATGCTCCTGTCTGTCCTCGGTGTAGTAGATCAAGCCCCGGTAGTCGGGGACGACTTGCCAAGCGCCGGCGACAAATACGGCCGCTTGCTGTGCCCCCGGCGCCGGCGGCGCCTGGGTGGTGGCGTGGGCCGGGATCAGCGGCTTTTGCTCGATCGGGTCAAGCCGCGCCTGGGAGCGGGCCAGCAGCTCGCCGGTGGTAGGATCGTAGTGGTAGACGGTCGGTGCCATGTGCGCCCCCTTAGTATTTGATGCAGTACATCACCGCGACGTTGCGCGGCCGGGTCTCCAGACCCTGCCCGCGCGCTTGCTGGTCAGCCACGGTGTCGAAGCCTCCGTGCGGGCTCGCGCCATAGGTAATGGCCCCGGCAAAGCTGCCGCTGCCATCGTTTTTGTTCGGGGTGGCGTAGTAGGTCAGCGCAAAGCCGGTGCTGTCATCGGGACTGCCAGCATTGCCGCCCTGGAGCCTCGTGAGGAGGTGGGCGTGGGCCTCGAAGTCGTGCGCCTGCTGTGAGCCAAGTGTGCGGCCGGCATCCACGCCGCGCCCATGATCCCAGCCCCGCAGGAACTCGCCGCGCCAGTCGGGCAGGCGGAAGGTGGTCGCCCCGTCGCCATCGGAGAACAGGCCCGTCGCGCCCGCCTGCCACTCGGCCTCGGTCACCACCAGGCCCCGAGCCTGCGCCTCCTCCCAGAGGGCGGCGTAGGCCTGCCGGCTCAGACCACCGGCGCCGTCTAGCTCCAGCGTGCCCACGCGCGGCGTACTGCCGTAGTGCATGATCACGTCGCCGGTCTGCAGCCGATCGTTGGCAGTCGTGTCGATGGCGGCCCTTACGCCAGACGGAGTCACCGCCCGCTTTTTATCCTCGCCCGCGGCCGCTTCCGCCTCCGTGGCCAACTCCACCATCCCCTGTGCCGCCGTGGTCGCCGCCGGATGGTTGCGGCTGGCTTCGTGGGCGGCCATGACGTCAATCACGTGCTGGCGCGTGGCCAGGACCACGGCCGGGTCCACCTTGAGCGTCACGGCGGTGGTGTCGGTGACGATGATCTGCATGCGCACGACCTGTGTGCGGCCGCTGCCGCTCGCGAGCACGGGCTTGTAGGTGGGCGGGGTGTTGCAGACGGCGATCAGGTCGCCGTCTTCATCGAACAGGCCCATTTCGCGAATCCACCAGCCGCCGACATCCTCGGGGATGACCTGCTCGGCGACGAGTACGTTGGCGTTCTCGGGGTCGGTGGCGAGGGTGTTGATGGGCGCGCGCCGCCGCTCGGAGACGAGCGCGGTCTGCTCGGGGTCGGGCACGGGGGTGCCCTGGGCGCCGGCGCCCTGGCCATCGCCGACGGCGAGCTCGGTGATGTTCAAGGCGACGCCGAGGGCCAAGGCGTTGGCGAGCTTGGCCTCGCCGATGTTGGTCGGGATCGCGTAGAAGTCAGCCATGGGTCACGCTCACGGTGTCGATGATGTGCTGCCCGAAGCCGGCGTGGGCGTTGCCGCCGATCTCGATCGGGCCGGGCTCATAGGGGTAGACGGTGAGTTCGTCGCCGCTGTAGCTGGTGGCGCCTATGCGCAGAGGCCCGCCGCTCTGCAGCTTGATGGCGAGCCCGACCAGGTGGCGGGTGAGCGGCTTGGCGTCGTCGATCAGCCGCTCGAGCTCCTGGAACATCTCATCCGTGATGCCGGTTTCGAGCACGCCGATGACGACGCGAAAGGTGCCGGGCGTCTCCGCCGGCACGCTCTCCCACCACTCGTTCACTTCCAGCAGAAAACCGAGCGGCTCGACGACGCGGCGCAGGGCCGAGATCGTGCCCTTGCGCCGGTGTACGTAGAACGCGGCGCGGATCACCGCGCGCTTGGTCGCCTCCGACCAGGTCTCGTCCCAGCGGTCGACGCTGAACGCCCAGGCGAGATAGGGCAGCAGCGGCGCCGGGCAGGTGTCCGGATTCCCGAGCTGGCGAAGGGGCACCGGCACGCGCTCGATCTGCGCCAGGGCCGCGGCGGCGGCACGCTCGAGCGGCGTGCTGTTCGGCGGCAGCAGGCTACTCATCGGTGCCTCCCACGCTCACGGTGGTCGCCGTGCAGTGCGCGGCCTGGGTCGCGTCCAGGACCACGTCCGCGGCCGGCTCGGTGAGTTCCACGCGCTGGACGCCCTCGACGTGCAGGGCTGCGAAGATGGCCGAGCGGCGGATGTCGCGCCCGAGTCGGCGCTGGGTGCTGACGTAGGCCTGCAGCTGGCTTTCGGCGGCGGCGCGGATCGGCTCGGCTTCGGGGCCGGGATACAGGTAGAGGGTGGCGTCGATGGTGTAGGGCACGACGGTGGCCGACTGGACGGTGAGCCGGTCGCCGACCGGGCGGATGTCCTCGGCGGAGAGCGCGGCCTCCACGGCATCGAGCAGGTCTTGCGGGGCGGTGCCGTCGCCCTCGCGGGCGAGCACCGTGACCAGCGCCTCGCAGGGGTTGGGGCTGATCGCGGTGGCGTCGGCGACGCGGCCATCGGCAGAGACAGCGTGGAAGACGTAGGCCGCACGGGGGCCGGCGACGGACAGGCCTTCGAAGGCGCGCTGCGCGCGCAGGCGCAGGTCGCGGTCGCTCTCCAGGGTCGGCGGTACCGGCGGCACGGCGTCCGGGTCGCCGGGGGCGATGGTCAGGCGCTGGACCTCGAAGTTGGCCACCAGCTGGTCGAGATCACTGCCGCCGGAGTAGGCGAGCATCACCGCCATGGCAGCTTCGTTCACCCGCTGGCGCAGCAGGATTTCGCGGTAGGCGCTCTCTTCGAGCAGCTTGGTGAGCGGAGACGATTCAAGGTCGAGTTCCGCGGCGGCGTCGGGGAACCGCGCGAGCAACTCCGCCTTGCGCTCGGACAGGATCTGCTCGAAGTCGATTTCCTCGACGACGGTGGGGGCCGGCAGCTGGGAGAGGTCGATGGTGGCGGTCATGTCCGGCTCTCCGGCGTCAGGGACACGTCCAGCGACACGGCATCGCCGGAGTCGGTGCGTGCGCCCTCGAGCCCGAGCGTCACGGCACCCGGGAGGTCAGCGCGGACGAGGCGCGTGATGGCGCGCACCTGGAGGCGCGGCTCCCAGCGGATGAGTGCGACGATGGTCGCCGAGTAAGCGCGCAGCAGGGTGGCGCCGTTCAGGGGCTGATCGATCAGCTCGGGGAGCTGCGAGCCATAGTCTCGGCGCATGACGCGGGAGCCCACGGGCGTCGTGAGGATGTCGGCGATGCTCTGGCGGATATGCTCGAGATCGTCGACACGGCGGCCGGTGTGGCGGCTCATTCCCGGCATCAGTTTGGCTCCCCGGTCGTGCCGCCAGAGTCGCCCGAGTGGCGGTGGTGCTTCACGCTCACGCCATCGGCGGTGAGGTCGCCATTCTCGATCTCGATGCCACCCTGGATGGTCGCGGCCGCGCCGCTGCCGCTGGTGGAGCCGGCGAGCCCGGATAGATAGGTGAGCTTGCCTTCTACCGTGAGCTTGCCTTTGAAGGTCGACTCCGGAGCGTCCACGGTCACCCGAGTCGGGGTTTTCACCAGCACGTCGCCATCATGGTCGACGGTGAGCGTGCGGGCGCCTTTCACGATCACGTCGCCGACGCAGTCCACGGTCAGGACGCCGCCGCCGTGGTCGTAGTCGACGCGGGTACCGTCCGGGTAGTCGCGACGGCACAGGGTTGCGCTGCTGGATGGCGCGGGACAGGCCGTGGAGAACAAGCCGGTGATGACGACCCCGGCCGCCGGATCGCCGCCGGGGGAGAGCAGGATCGCCTGTTCGCCGACCGAGGGTGGATCCCAGTCGCGGGTGGTGCCGGCGCGCGGCGTCTGCCAGGGCAGCCAGGCGGTGAGCAGCTCGCCCGAGCGCACACGGACGCGGGCGCTCGCGTGGTCCACCTCGGCGATGGTACCGAGACGGACCAGGTTCTCGATGAGGCGGTGGAGTTCGGCGGCGCGCATGCGGCCATGCTCCTGCCTGACGCCCCCGAGGCGTAGCGCGCGCCGGTGTGAGCGGCGCGGCTTACACTCCGAGGTGGTCGATCAGCAGATCGCGGATGAGCGCGCGGTCGTGGTCGGAGAATCCGAGCAGTTCGCGCGCCGGGTAGTCGTAGACGGGGCCGTTGCGGTCGATCTTGTCGCGGCGACCGTACTGGTGAACCGCGGCGATGCGGGCGACGCGGCCGAAGAAGCCGACGGTGACCTGGTCTGAATCGCCCCGGGCCTTGAGGTATCGGGTCGTCGCGAGCTGCTGGAACATGGCGCGCCGGCGTATGCCGCCGGATCGCCCGCGCAGCCGCTTTCGGGGTTCGTAGCGTGTGCCATCGGGGTTGTGCTGGCTGCGGATCCGGTCGCGCTGGCTGCGCCGGAGCTCGGTCGCGAGGGTGCGGGCGAGCTGCCGGCGCTCGCCATCGTCGAGGCTTGTCAGCAGGGGCGCCGCCCAATCCTCCAGCGCCTGGAGATCACTCGCCGTCATACTGGTCCCGGCCCGTCAACTCCCAGCCGGCGGGGCCATATTCCTCGACCTGCCGCGGGTCTTCCTTGTGCTCGGCAGTGTGATTGCCCGCGGCATCGGTGGTGACCACGACGCGCTCCGTGAGCTCGACGGAGATGGCCAGATCGAGGGCATCGTGCTTGAGGATCTCGGCCTCGAAGGTCACCGCCTGGTCGGGTTGCAGGTCAGGCTGGTAGATCGACAGCCATTCCAGAAGCGGGATGGTGACGGTATCGATGTCGCCGCCGAAATCGAGCAGCACGATCTGCGCGGTGAAGCTGTAGGCGTGCGACAGATTGGCGCCGACGTGGAAGCGGATGCTGCCGCGCTCGACGAAAGTGAGCAGCTGGTCCGGATCGCGCTGCAGGGCCGGGCAGGCGTCAACCAGGTGCTGACGGAGACTGGAGAGCTTCTTCACGGCTCGCGGCCTTTGACGATGCTGGCGATCTTCTCGCCGCTGCGCCCGGTGACGTAGCCACCGACGCCGATCGTCATG